AACGCCGGGACCTCCAGGGGCTCCGCCGGAGCCCTGGCGGTCTTCGTCTTCGGTACCGTCAACCGCCTGCTCATCCCCTTCGGTCTGCACCACCTGCTCAACTCCGTGCCCTGGTTCCAGCTCGGCTCCTGCCAGACGGCCTCCGGGGATACGGCGCACGGTGACATCACCTGCTTCTTCCAGGGCGTGGACGGCTCGAACTCCTGGACCGGGGGCTTCACGACCGGCTTCTTCCCGATCATGATGTTCGCGCTGCCCGCCGCCGCACTGGCCATCTGGCACACCGCCAAGCCCGCCAAGCGCAAGGCGACCGGCGCCCTCATGGTCTCGGTGGCCCTGACCGCCTTCATCACCGGCATCACCGCGCCCCTCGAGCACGCTCGGCGTGTTCCCGCCCTTGCCGAGGAGGTCGTCGATCTTCGACCACTGGCCGCCCGTGAACACGGGCTCCGGGCGCCCGGTGGCGTTGAGGACCGTCGTCAGGCCCGGCTGCAGCAGGCCCCCGGAGTCGAACTTGTAGAGGCCGGTCGACGGGCTGCCGTAGATCGGGGTCTCGCGGACCGGGATCCCGAACGTGGGGGCCTCGACCATCCGGCCACCACCGGAGGCGATGGCGATGTGGTGGGCGGGATAGCCCCAGAACAACAAGGTTCCGGGGGTGTTGTAGGACCCACCGGGCGTGGATCCGGCCTGATACCCGGCCGCTGTCAGGCGCGGAATCTGGGAGCCCATCTGGTGGGCGGCCCAGTAGACGAGACCCGAGCAGTCGACGCCGGGCGGGATGCTCGAACCGCCCCAAACGTAGGTCGCACCGATGGCCATCCTGGCCGCGTTCACGATGTCCGAGGCGGCCATGGTTGCCGTCTTGCCCTTGAGCCACTCCCCGAAGCCGTCAACCCATCGGCCAGGCAAGGCCCCAGCCATGTCGTGGAAGAACGCCGTCCCGGGCAGGCCGGCCATGACCGCCTTCATCGGGAGGCGGATCAGGTTCTCCACCGCGCCGAGCGGGTCGCTGATGATCGAGGAGACCGCGTCCGCCGCGCTGGAGATCCAGTCGGTGGCCGTGTTCCACCCCGACTTCGCGGCTCCCTTGATCTTGTCCCAGATGCCGCCGTCGGCGAAGGCCGCGAAGCGCGCCCCCTGGTCTCCGCCGGGGATGTGCGCCCCACTGCTCCCGCGAGCTGCGGCGTTCATCCGGTGGACGGCCGCGGGGCCGCCGACGGCCTTCACCCACTCGGGCCGCATGATCGCCTCACCGCCGGACAGGGCCAGCGCACCGCCGCCGTCGGGCGAGAAGAAATGGTAGATGTCCTTCCCCGGCGAATATCCGGGCAGCACACCACCACTGGCGTATCCGGGAATGCCGGACACTGACGGGAGTCTCATGGAGAGGCCCAGTTTCTCGGCAATGGAGTCCGCGGTCTTCTTGATGCCGTCTCGGTAGACGGTGTTGATGATGAAGTTGATCGGCTTGGCGGCGACCGACTTAACCCCGTCCCATACGGTCTGAATACCGGACTTCATGTTCTCGAAGGCCTTTTTGATATTCGTGGTGACCGTATCGAAGATCGGTTTGACCGTGTTCTGGAACCAAGACACGACCGTGTTGATGACGCTCTTGATGCCGTCCCAGATGGTCTTCAACCCGCCCCACAGGAGGTCAGCACCGGACTTGATACCGTTCCACACCGTGGAGATGACGGGCTGCACGTAAGTCTGGAACCATGAGACGACCGTGAGCACGCTCGCCTTGATGCCGTTCCAAATGGTGACGATCCCATTCCACAGGAATTGTGCGCCCACCTGAATACCGGTCCACACTGCGGAAATAACCGGCATGACATAGGCGGTGAAGAAATCCGCCACCACCTGCACCGCGGCCTTGATCCCATTCCAGATCGTGACGATCCCATTCCACAGGAACTGGGCCCCAATCTTGATGCCATCCCACACCGCGGCCAAGGTGGGCGCCACGTAGGCGTTGAACCAGTCCACGGCCACGCCGACGGCAGCCTTGATGCCGTCCCACACCCAGACGATGCCCGCCCACAGGTACTGCGCCCCAGTCTTGATACCCTCCCAGGCTGCAGCGAGGACAGGCCCAACGTAGGTGACCACCCAGTCCACGACCGTTGAGATCGCAGCCCACCACATCTGGAAGTACAAGACGACGGCGGTAGCCAGGACCCACACGGCAACCTTGATGCCGGTCCACACCCCAGAAAGGACCGGGCCGACGTAAGTGGAGATCCAGTCCACGACCGTCGAGATCGCCGTCATGATCCCGCCCCAGACAGCGCTCACCGCGCCGCTCAGGACCGACCACACGCCACTCAGGACACTCACGGCACCCGAGATCAGCGGCACCACATAGGAGGTGAAGAACCCGCTGACAGCGCCCCACACCGTGTTCCAAGTCGAGCTGAGCGCGTTCAGGGTCGCGTCCCAGTAAGGGGCGATCCAGTCCAGGAACTTCTTGAACTCGGCGGTGATCGCCGCCCACGCCCGCTTGCCCGTCTCCGTCTGCGTGAAGAACCAGGCTAAGCCCGCCACGAGGGCGGCAATAGCGGTGACGATCAGGAAGATCGGGTTAGCGTTCATGACCACGTTGAAGGCCGCCTGAGCACCCTTCGCGGCATTCACGGCACCCTCCATGGCCTTGAGGTTGGTCACCCATTTCAGGATGCTGCCAGCCTCCTTGATTGCCCCCATCGTCTGCGTCGCCTTGTGGAGGCCGTAGAACGCGGTGGCGGCGGTGCCGACGGTGACGGCCAGGGTGGAGAGCATCCCCTTGTGCTCGATGCCCCAGGACGTCGCGGTCAGGATGGCGTTGCCGACCTTGACGATGGCGTCACGGAGCCCCTCGAGGAACCCGGCCAGCGGGGAATTCGGGTCGAGCCCGAACAGCGGCTTGTCCGTCTCCCCGGTGAAGATGATCTCCACGAGGCCCTGCACCGACGGGATCAGCGTGTCATTGATCCACGTGCCCGCCTCGATAGCGGCGTCACGGACGTTGAAGAGGAAGTCCACCAGGGCGGAGTCCTCTTCGAGGCCGAAGAGCGAATCGGGGCCCTGATAGTCGCCGGAGAACAGGATGCTGGCGACACCCTGGATCCCGGGGATCAGGGTCCCGGTGATCCAGTCCCCGGCCGCGCGTGCGGACTCCCCGATCTTGAAGAGGAAGTCAACGATCCTGCTGTCCTCTTCGAGGCCGAAGAGTTTATCGGATCCGTCGAACTGACCCTTGGAGAGGATGTCCCAGACACCCTGAATACCGGGGATGAGTTTATCCTGCACCCAACCAAATGCATTCTCGGCCCCGGTGGCGACATTCCCCATGAAGTCCGTCAGGGCGGGCTTGATCTGGTCGACAATACCCATTGCGCCGGACACGAGGGTGGCCTCGAGGTTGCCCCAGGCGCCCTCAATCGTCTGGGTTGACGTCGCTGCCTCCTTGGCGACATCCGTCATACCCAAATCCATCACCGCGGCATTGAATTCCTCGGCGGTGATCTCGCCCTTCTCCATCGCCTCACGGAAATTGCCAGTGTAAGCACCGGCCTCAAGGAGGGCCTGCTGGAGTTTCCCGGACGCGCCAGGAACAGCGTCAGCGAGCTGGTTGAAATTCTCGGTTGTGAGTTTCCCCTGACCGGCGGTCTGGGTAAGCACCATGCCAACCGACTTAAATGTTTCCGCATTTCCACCGGCGACCGCATTCAGGTTACCGGCAGCCTCGGCCAACTTGTCGTAGCCCTGGACATTGTTGGACGCCAACTGGGCGGTGATCGACTGAATATCCGACAGGCCGTAGACGGTCTTGTCGGCGTATTCCTTCGTCGACTTGGTGAGCCGGTCGACGTCGGCCGCTGACTTGCCAGCGAAGTTCAGCGTGTTCTTGAATTTGTTGGTGGCGTCGGAGGCGGTGATCGCCTGGGTGGCGATGTCGGCGAAGCCCGTCGCGAGCCCGACGGCGGACGTGACGGCGAGCGCCCCGGCGGCGATCTTCCCGACCTTGCGGAACGCCCCGCCCAGGCCGGAGACGATGCTGCGCTCAGCCGGCCGAGTGTCAACGTCCCCAAGGGCCTCCTTGAGCTGCTGGGAGATCGCCTTGGTAGAGAGGGCCACCTGGATCCAGGCTGTGCCGATGGTGTGTCCCGTGGGCTTGCTGCCAGCCATTCAGGCCCTCCTCTATATGCTGGGAGGCCCCACAGCGGCGTGCTGTGGGGCCTCCCCTCTTGTGGTTATGTGCTGGCTTGGGCGGCCAGTTCTGGGTGCCTGGCGAGCCAGCGGCGGGGCCTGGCGCCCCGCCCCCCCCGCCTCGGCAGGGGCCCACACGTCCGCCTGGGCCCGACCGCAGGAGGGACAGGAGACGATCTCGAGCTGGCGCTCGCGCAGCCCCATGAACTCCAGCAGCTTGGTGCCCACCTTGACCTCCTCGACCGGAGGAGCGGACAGCGAGACCCGAATGGTGT